CCCTTTCGCAAGACGATATGCAGGGGGCTTTTCTCGCCCTTGGGCAGATGATCAGCAAGGGCAAGGTGCAGGCCGAAGAATTGCGGGGACAGCTCGGCGAACGTCTCCCCGGCGCGTTTCAGCTCGCTGCGAAGGCTATGGGTATGACCACCGCCCAGCTGGATAAGTTTATGGCCGACGGCAAGCTCACCGCCGAAGACCTGTTGCCGAAGCTTGCCAAAGTCATGCAGGAGGAGTTTGGGGCCGCCGCAGAGGCAGCAGCTTATGGACTGCAAGGCCAGATGAATCGTCTTTCCACAGAATGGACGCGGCTCAAGGCGACGATACTCGATTCCGATTCCGTCGCCAGTGTCTTCGGAACACTCGCCGAGGGCATGAAATCCCTCGCGGATAATGGGGAAATAGTTGCCGCCGTGGTCGGCAAGGGCCTTCAGTGGGCGGCGTGGTCCGCCGGGGTATATGCTTTCATCAAGTCCATATCCGGCCTTGTCGCCGTCTTTCAAACGCTCAAGACTTTAGCCGGGGCCGTGAGTTTTGCGGGTATTTTCAAGGCCGCCGGTCCGGTTGCCGCCGCGTTGGGGCTGGTTGCCGTCGCAATAGGCTCCGTAACCACGGAGCAGGATAGCGGCGAAGATATCGGCAGGCGTTATGCTTCCGTCACTTCCGACATTGCCGCCGCGCTCAAAAAGCAGGCGCAAGCCGCGAATGATGCCAAGACCAGCACGGATCAGCTTTCGGAATCGCAGAAAAAGCTCTCCGCTTCACAGGCTATCGAAGATCAGGCGCGGGCATTGCAGGAAATGCAGTCCCTTGCAACAGGCAAAGGTTGGCTTGAAATGCTCGGTCTTGGCGGCGAATCCGACGAAGCTGTTGAGAAGATCAGGGAAAAGACCGTTGAGCTCTTGACGGCGATCCGTACCGGACAAGGGGACGTCTCACAACTTGCGTTTGAAATCGATAAGCTCGGTACGACATCTGACAGCGCCGCAAGGCTCGCAACATCTATCCTTGACTGGCTTGCCAAAGCAGAAAAGGCGGGCAAGACGGCGGGCGGACAGTTTATCATTACGACGGACGCGGCCCGCGATCTGACTCGGTCAATGGAAGAAGCCAAGGCCGTTATGTCGTCCCCGTGGACCATCAACGTCGATGATGCAATCAAGAGTATCGCCGCTCTTGAAAAGGGCATCCGGGCTTTTCAAGCCGAACGCCTCGGCATGAAGGGCTCGAAGCTGTCCGATATTCTTTCCGACTTCTCTCCGGAGGTCGTGAAGCGCGCGCAGGACGCCTATTCTTCCAAGGGCTTCGGCATGGCTCTCAAGGCGTTGGGGATTGAGATCGGTAGCCTGACGGTTGAGCAGGAAAAAAATCTCAACACGGCTTTTCGCCTGCAAAAGCAGTATGACGCCGAAGCGAAGACGACTGAGGCGTACAGAAAGGCATTGCGCGAAGCCGAGAAGGATCACACGTCCGCGTATAACCAGATGGAGAACAACGCGGCGTCGTACAAGTCGGAAGTTGAGCAGACCGAGGCATCAATCCGTTCCCTGCAAGCGCAGCTCGCCACGGCCCCCGGTGATGTCTTTTCGCGTGAGCAGGCAAAGATCCTTGCCGACTATGAAAAGACGCTGGAAAAGATCAACGAAGAGGCCACAAAATACGCCAATAAAAAGGGCGTCAGCACAGAACAAGCAAATCAGCTTAAGAAGCAGAAAGAGATTGAGGCCGGGCTCAAGCGCGATCTTGATCTGCGTCAGGCGCAGGAAAAGGAGGAGAAGCGTCTGGCCGAACTCGCGCGCGACAAGTACGAGTTTTACAAGGAGCTTGAGGAACTGACCGGGGAGTATGGGCTTTCCCTGCAATTCCAGTCGGAAGTCCTCGCCGCGCAGGTGAAGGAACTTGAACGGCTTCAAATTCCGCAGGAGTACATAGAGCAGTGGAAAGGGCTCAAGGCGCTCCAGTCGTCGAACGATTGGGCAGACGGTGCCGTGCGCGGCATTCTGAAATTCAAGGCCGAAGCGTCTGATACGGCGGGCCAGACCGAAAGCGCCTTTACAAGCCTGTTTTCCGGCATTCAGTCGGCTTCGTTGAATATGTGGGAAGATTTCCTCGAAACCGGCAAGCTTTCGCTGTCGTCGCTCAAAAGCGTCTTCAAAAGTTTCATCGCGCAACTGCTCCAGATTGCGGTGATGAACCCGATCATCGTGCGGGTGGCGACAAGCGTTCAGGGGGCGCTCTGGGGCGCATCCGCCGAATCCGTGCTTTCCGGTTCGACACAGTCCGGCGGCATAAGCGGGCTGATCGGAAATATCCCGTTCTCCTCCTTTCTCCCCGATTCTTTCACTTCCGGTCTGTCCGGCATTATGGGAGCGACTCTTCCGGGTACTGTTTCCGCGCTGACGACGCCGGGAGCGTACACGGCGGGGGAAATCCTGCTCATGCAGGGCGGCGGCACCACGGCGGGTACGGTGGGCGGTCAGGCCGCGCTCATGTCGGGCGGCCTTTCCCTTGGTTCCGCGCTCATGTACGGAGGCCTCGGTTCGCTCGGGTATTCCCTGCTCGGCGGAGCGTTGGGGCTTCCCCAGAACAAGTACAGCGGCATCACCAGCGGCCTTGGAGCGGGGCTTGGCGCATGGGGCGCCAGCGCCGCATTGTCCGGTACGGCCCTTGGCGCGACGCTCGGCAGCGCGGTACCCGTGGTTGGTACGGTCATCGGCGCGGCTCTTGGCGGGCTGGCATCGTCTTTGTTCGGCGGCGGGAAGAAAACACATCCTTCCGTCTACACCAATGTTGTCGACGCCAGTCTGTTTGGCTCGGACTGGGAAGCCCTCATGACGCAAGGGGCATGGACTGACCGGGCCAGTGTTTCCGATGCGGCCGGGATTTTCAAGGGGCTTGGCGAGGTGGCCAACACCACGGCCAGCTCAATTATGGGGTTCGCGCAAGCGTTGCCGGAAGAGTATCAGGCGCAGGTCCTTGCCCGGCTCAACGCCGAGACGGTCAGCTTCGGTCGCGGCTCCACGGCGGGACGTAAGGGCGTCACCGACTACGGGCCGAGCACGTGGAATTTCCAGTTCCATAACGAGAAGCAGCTTCAGGAGGTCATCAATACCGCCGGGGAAGATATCCAGCGCGTTATGCTGAACGCGCTCCAGCGGGCAATGGCCGGAACGGATCTGTCCTCGATGCTGGCCGTGGATCTGTCGTCCACGGAAGGGCTGGATAAGGCGATTCAGGCCATCAACGCCATCAATACGGTAACGGAAGCCACGGCGAACATCAAAGAACCGCTATCGGAGATGGAGCAGCAGGCGAAGGCGGCACGGGCGCAACTGGACGAATGGACGGAGTCCATGCGGTCGCTTGGTGTGAATGCCGATTACGCCGGGAAGCTCATGGAGGACTACAGGCACGCTTACATCGACAACGTGATCGAGTCACTGGACGAATCGCTGCACCCTCTTTCGGCCTACGCGCAGGCGGTGAAGGCGGCGAATGAGGCCGTGGACCAGCGCAAGAAGGCGCTTGAGATCATCGGGGCGACGGAATCGCAGCTTGCGCAGGTGGAGGCCATGCGCGCGGAGGTGGTGAAACAGGCCACGGAGGAAATGCTGCGGTCGTTCGACCAGTCCGTCGCGCAGCGGTGGGCGGCGGTGAACGGCAATGCCGATGAGGTGGGACGGGCTATCTCACAGGCCAACGAGTTGCGGGAGACGATCCAACAGTTCGGGGAAGGCTCCGCGCAGGTGGCGGAACTGTTGAAGCTCCACGCCGCCGAAACCGCAAAGGCCGCGCAGGACGCCGCAAAGTCCGAATACGATTCGCTCAAGGCGCAGATGGATGCGCTGGAACAGCAGCGGGTCCAATTGCAACAGCAGGCGATACAGGAACAGATCAACGCGATCAATGAGCAGATCAATACCGCGAAGACGCTCAAGAGCACATGGGAAGGGCTGGACAAGAGCCTTGGTCAATCCCGGTACAACCTGTTTGCCGGGAGCGCCAACCTCGACGCGGAGAACCGCCTCGGCACGGTGCAGGCCGAATTCCGGCGGCTGTCCGGGCTGGCGCTTGGCGGCGACTCCGACGCGGCGGGCCAGCTTGCGGGCGTGGGCAATTCCCTGCTCGACCTCGTGAAACAGACGGCGGGCACGGAAGAGGAATACCTCGACGCTTTCTTCGCGGTGAACGCACAGTTGAAGTCCGCGCAGGACGCGGCGGGCGCGCAGGTGTCCGCAGCCGACAAGCAACTTGAAGCGCTGCAAGGCCAGCTTGATGTCCAGAACGCGGCGCTTGCGGAGTTGCAGGGCCAGAGCGCCACGCTTGAGGAGATCGAAAAACAGATTGCGGAATTGAGGCCGCTTCTGGATGCGGCCGGCGACAAGGCCGGAGTGAAGGCGTTCGCCCGGGGCGGGCTTGCCATGCCGGGATGGGCGGTGGTGGGCGAGGAAGGGCCGGAACTGGTGAACTTCTCGCAGCCGGGGCGCGTCTACACGGCGGCGGATACGGCGGCGCTGTTCCGCAGCGCGACGCCCCGGGGAACGTCCGGGGAGAGCGGTGGAAGCCGCGAGGAGGTCTACGAGCTTCGCCGGGACATGAACATCCTCCTCAACGAAGTGGCTAAGTACGGGCGGCGTGTATCGGATTTGGTCGAACTTTGGGACAAGGAAGGTATGCCGGGGGTGCGGGCATGAAGCTCATAGAACCGCAGGCTATCCGGTTGCTGTCCAGCACCGTGCCGGAAAACGACGCCCCGGCGTGGAGTGCGGGCACGGCGTATCAGATCGGGGATTCCGTCATCCATGAGCACAAGGTCTACAAGGCCGTGGCCGACAGCACGGGTAAACAGCCGGATCAGCACAGCGAGGGAACCGACGCTTTCTGGCGGCTCATGGGGCCGACGAACCGTTACGCCATGCTCGACCAGTATGTGTCCACGCAGACTGTCGCGGCTGAGGACGTCATGACGTTTGCGGTAACCTTCAACCGCTGCACCGCGTTCGCGCTCTTGAACTTCAAGGCCACCAGCATCCGGGCCGTGGTGCGGGACGGTGACGGCCTCGTCATGTATGACCGCACGGTTTCCACGCTCAAGGACGTGGACGGCTACTGGAACTACTACTTCCTGCCCCTTGAGCGCATCGTGGATCAGGCCGTGACCAACATTCCCATGTCGCCCGTGGCGACGCTTTATGTCTCGCTCACACAAGAGGGAGGCCCCGCACTCGGGCACGTCGTCGCGGGGCAGGCGTGGCCCATCGGCATGACGCAGTACAACACCCGTCTCGGCATCCGGGACTATTCCCGCAAGGACACCGACGAGTTCGGCAACACGCGGCTGGTCAAGCGGGCCAACGCCAAGCGCACGAGCCTGCCATTGTACCTGCACCCGTCCCGGCTGGACAGCGTGCGGGAAGTCCTCGCCCGGATGCACGGCCTTCCCGCGCTCTGGCTCGGGGACGACAACGAAGGGATCGGCTCCTATCAGTCGCTGACGGTCTGGGGCTGGCTTGAGGATTGGAACGCGGTCTTTGCCGGGCCGAACAAGATCGACATGAACATTGACATACAGGGGTTGAAATAATGGCAGTGAAACAGCTTCCCACGCTTTCCCCGATTCCCGAGCCGCCGAACCGTCTGGTCGGCGATCAGGAACGGTTCGACACGATGACCTTCAATAGCTTGAAGGCACAGGAAAAGATGGTCAACGTCGACCTGAACCAAAACGTTATCCCTGCGTTGAACCAGTTCGCCGTGGATGTGAACGCCAGCGTCGACGCGGCAAAGGCCAGCGAAACCTCGGCTCTCGCGTCAAAGAACAGCGCGGCCTCGTCCGCGGGCACGGCGACGACGAAGGCCGGGGAAGCCGCCGCATCCGCTAAGGCTGCGAAGACATCCGAGACGTCGGCCCTTGCTTCGAAGAATGCGGCATCCTCTTCCGCAACCGCTGCGGCCAACGCACAGAAGGCGGCGGAAGCGGCCCGCGACGAGGCGCAGGACCTCGCCAATGTCGGGTATGCGTCGGAAAGCCGCGCGGGGCTGGCGAAGGTCGACGGGAAGACCACGCAGGCTGCTGCGGACGGCGCGATCACCGTGAAAGACGTGGCGATTGGTGGGGATCTCGGGGATCTGGCGAGCGCGCGGGGGCAGATTGGGGACAATATCCGGATCAATACAGCTTCGGATCTGAACGCGTATACCAAGGCTGGCAACTGGCTTTTTTCGGATGCCGCCGCAGGAGAAAATTTTCCAAATATCGGTAGGGGTGGAGAACTTAACTGCTACGTTTCAACCACGGCAATATTCCAATTTTTTACTGAATTTAACAATAACAGAAGGTATATTCGATACGGAATCCCCAACAGTACGTGGACGAACTGGATACAATTTATTTCTGTCGCTCAGCTCGGTGACGGCATTCGTAACACAAACGGCATCATCTCCGTACCTGAGTATGAGGGCGCGACGGCATCATCTGCCGGAACCAGCGGCCTTGTTCCGCCCGCAGCCGCCGGGCAACAGGAAAGCTTCCTGACAGGAGGTGGGGAGTACAAGCCCGCGCTCTCAACTGGCGGCGGCGTCATGACGGGCAGCATCCAGATCAATGATCCCGCCAACGACATCGCCGTAGCCCCTCCCGCGAATACCGAACGCGGCCTGTTTCTTGGCGACAAAAACAGTGTGATCATGGGCGGGTTCGATGTCATACAGCGCGCATCGGATAACGCTAAATACACGCAATTCTATTCAAAAAATAGCAGTGGACATATCACGTCCATTGCTGCTGTGACTTATGAAGACGGCACGAGAGAACTTGTGGCGGATAGCCCTCTCCAAATCAACGACATACAAATAAAACAGGTTGTTGACGGCGGAAGAAGGGTAATCGTGCTCTCTGGGGCGCGTGGCAATCAAGGGCATTCATTTCGTTTTTCCCCGGACACGGGGGAGGCATATATGGATGGCCGTGTAATACATGCGAAAGCCGATACCGCCGGATACGCAGATACCGCCGGAAGTGCTCCGGCAAATGGCGGGACGGCATGGGCCGCGAACCGCCTGCGCAGGGAAGGGGGCGTCGATACCGTCTGGAATTGGGCGGGGCAGGGAGGCCAACCCGGTTGGCTGTGGGGAGGCAATGACGGCGTCAACATGTACGTCTACAACCCCGCCAATTTCAGCGTGAACTATGCGAACAGCGCGTACATATCCACCGCCGTCTCGGGAGTATGGTTCGGGCGCAACAATCAAACTGTCCCCAGCGGAGGGACATGGAGAGTGATTACGTCGATAAATGGAAAGGTTGATTTCATGACCGTCGCTGGCGGAACTTCCATTCCGCACGACTGGTGGTATGCGGTCAGAGTCGCATAAGGGGGAAAGTATGGATTACGGACAAATCATCTACCGGACTGCTGATGATTCCTATGTCATCACAAAGGACGGCATGCCTTACCACGTCTATCCTTGCGCCGCAGAATTCGCAGGGGAATGGGACGCCGTGTTCGCCTACGCCGAGGCGCATCCTGAATGCGTGACAGAGGAAGAACCCTATGAACCGCCCGTACCGACGCTTGAGGAAATGAAAGCCGCCAAACTCTCCGAAATCAACGCGGCTGCGGACAGGGCCATAGGCACACTCACGGCGACCTATCCGGACCGGGAGATCAGCACGTTCGACAAGCAGGAATCCGAGGCCCGCGCCTATGCCGCCGACCCTACGGCTTCAACGCCGCTTCTTTCGGCACTGGCCGAGGCACGGGGCATTTCTCTGCCCGACCTTGTGGAGCGGGTGCTTGCCAAGGCCGACGCCTTTGCCGTGGCGTCCGGTTCAATTATCGGCCAGCGTCAGGCACTGGAAGATCGGCTTGATGCCTGTACGACGCTGGAAGAGGTGCAGGGGATCACCGTTGATATCTCCATGCCGGGCGGGGGAGAAGCATGACCTACGGAAAGCGAACGTTGATCGCCGTCGACCAGCTCCTCAATACGCTCCTCGGCGGCTGGCCGGACGAAACCCTGTCCTCGCGCTGTTACCGCTGGGCGCGAGACGGGGTGAGAGCGTGGCCCCGCAAGCTCGTGGACGGGCTGTTCTTCTGGCAGAGGGAACACTGCAAGAGCAGTTATGAGAGCGAGAGGGAGGGCAGGCAGTCGCCGCCGGAGTTGAGGACACATGTCCGACCTAAAAACAGCACACCACCAGAGAATTCCTGACAACTAGGCATCAGGAAAGTGGTCACCGTTAGGTATATTGCTTTTCTACGCTATTCCTGAGCGTCGGGGAAAAGAACAATCAGCAACATTTTAAAGCGCTCAAGTGCGTAAACGGCGTGGGGAATTTTGGCGGGCATAACGATACAATCCCCAGCATGAAGGATATGCTCCGTATCCCCAATAGTGATACGGCCAGTTCCGTCGAGGACTGTGACCATGGCATCGCCGGAAGAATCATGTGCGCTGATTTCTTCGTTCTTGTCAAAGGCGAACAGCGTTACGTTGTGGTGCTTGTTCTGCGCTAACGTTTTGCTGACGATCTGCCCGGGTTGGTATGTCACCTGTTCAGCCAAGGGGAGTACTGTGGAATGTTCGATATTTTTGATAGGATGCGACATAATAGTTCCTCCATAGCACTCTGTGGATGTTATAAATAAATCTGTATGTTGGGGTAGTCTTTCGGAGACTGTTTGTAAACCTCATTAGAAGAGTGGGCCAGAAGCCATGTGCTCACCCGCCGGAATCGCGACAAACATAGCATTTTCAGAAGAAGCGGGGGAGTTACGGTCTCCCCCGCCGGCCCGGCGAGGACACGCCAGGCCACGGTCCCGCACGAAGGGACGCATCGTGCAGGGTTTCCGCCGATGGCTGTGCTCATGGCGAGCGCACGATATATAACAGGCAGAGAGCCGAGATGCAATAAGTGAATAGGTATTGGTTTCAGCATATAGTATACCATAGTCCCAATTACAGATCTTAAAGTGTCCCAAATCGCGCGCCACGTTAGTTTGTTAATTTAAAATTGATTTTTCTTCATAATAAGTTTACCCCTATTCAAAAATAGGAG